CCTGTAGACGGTGAGATTGAGGCTGTGGCAGATTGATCCCGTCAACGAGATCAACGCCATGAACAACAACATCATCAAGATCGCCACCCGATTCAGCAACCTGACCGCCGCCGTCGCTGCGACCGGAATGGACCTGAGCTACAACGAAGCCGACGCTCGCCGGACGATCCGCGACATGGAGAGCGACCGCAGCCTTAAGTTGGTTGCAGTCTTCGCGGATGACTCCAACCAAATCTGGTACGTCATCAACAGCGTCCGCGAGAACCTCAACCTGCTGCACAAGTTTGAGCCGTTCTTCTCCTGCATCAGCAACGAGCCGTTTAATGTTATGCTCCCGATGGATGGTGGATCCATCGCTGACGCTGGAACAGCCACCGAATTGGTGAAGATCAAATCGGTCAGCAAGACCGAAGCGAACCGTAAGTTGATCGCAAAGAACGGGTTGATCGCAGCCTGACAACCCAAGAGGGGCGCGACTCTCCAACGCGCAACAAACTCATACCATCAACACCATGAACACCTACCGACTCAACTCTACCGAATGGGTTTACACCCCGAGCATGATTCAGATGGCAAAGCAGCAGTTTGGCTTTGATCCCAAGTGGAGCCTGAACCTGCTGATGGACGGCTACAACTTGCCCAAGTCGATTGCGGTCGACCTGCTCACCGGAAAGATCGCTTTTGCCATCGAAGGCGAAGCAGTGGTTTTCACAGCCTGATTTACGGTCGGGTGACCGTTATCACCCCATCCGGCTCGTGAGGAATACGGAGCACAGGGGCGCGACTGGTCAACGCGCACAACCGTCCAAACCATGACCACCATTTCCAACCTCATCAGCGCACTGATCATCGTCGAGTCCAGCGGCAACGACCAAGCCATTGGCGACCAAGGCCGAGCCATTGGCTGTCTCCAGATCCACAAGGCGGTTGTTGCAGACGTGAACAAGTTCACCGGAAGCCACTACCGGCATCAGGACATGACCAACAGGGCGCAGGCTCGTGCAGTGTGCGGGGCCTACCTGAAGCACTACTGCAAAGGCTGCAGCACCGAGCAGCTTGCCCGTCGATGGAATGGCGGTCCTGCAGGTGATCGCAAATCTGCCACAGAGGCCTACTGGGCCAAAGTGAAGAAGCATCTCAAATGACCAAACCGAAAACCGTAAACGTGAGCACAGAAACCCACAAAGCCCTGCGTAGCTACTGTCTACAGGCAGGCCTCAAACTGCAGGCAGTTGCCGACAAGGCTATCGCTGCCTACCTGCGAAAGGCCGCACGATGAGGCGCATTCTAGCCATAGATCCCGGTGCAAGCGGAGGCATAGCACACTTTGCCAATGGCCGGGTGATCGTCGAGCCGATGCCTGATACCTACGGCGACATCAGAGATGTGATGATCAACTACCTGTCGCAATCCGAAGTGGTCTACCTAGAGAAAGTCGGAGGCTATGTGGGCGGCAAGGGAGCCCCCGGGTCGGCCATGTTTAATTTCGGCTACAACGTAGGCTACCTGCACGGCCTGATTGCTTCAATGAACCTCAGGATGATTGAAGTCACACCACAGCGCTGGCAGAAGACAATCTCGGCTGGCAACAAGGCGACCCATGGAACCAAGTGGAAAGCCCACCTGAAGCAGTTGGCCCAGCAGCGTCAGCCGTCGTTAGGGATCACTCTGAAGACAGCGGACGCTGTGTTGATACTAGAGCACGCCATGATCGCGGAGGGACTCAAGTGAGAGAGCACATCGACGCAGGAGTGAAGGCTGGATGGATCAGCTTTCCGGCAGAGGTGAAGGCACGCCAGATGTCACGCAACCTAGCGCAGGCCGTCGAGGCCTTCGACAGCGGTCTGGCTTGGCGGATGTGGGACAACGGAGCAACACGGGACCAGATCGCACGGGCTGTTGGATGCAGCCGGCGCGGTGTGCAGGCTGTGATTGAACATGGGAGGAACAACAAATGACACGCGACGAAACAATACTAGCCGCCATGGAGATGATGAAATGGGGAGAAAGCGATTGGGCGGATGGTGAAGAGGTTCAGTATTCCCCGAAACAAGGAAAAGGGTCTGGCGTTTGGACCACTACAGAAAAACCCCTTTGGAATTGGGAACACTACGACTACCGCATCAAACCCACCGCAAAGCTCCGCCCGTGGACTGCGGATGAGGTTCCGTTGGGGGCTTGGATACGGTTCAAGCGCAATCTACAGGACCGAGTTCTACTCGGCTGGGTGTCTGTCCAAGCTGATCGAGATATGTGGCTGGATGAGCGAGAGTACAGCACCGACGGCGGTAAAACGTGGCTCCCGTGTGGGGTGGAGGAGGAGGTGAAATGAACAACAAAATCAACGACGGAGGACCGGCGTTTCCCGCTGATTTCCAACTCTACTCAACTGGCATGACCCTCCGCGACTATTTCGCAGCGGCGGCGTTGCAGGGGAATCTAGCATCACAATCAATTGATGTTGGATATTACGATGGAGCAGATTCATGGAATAAAGCGGCAACCGACGCATACAAAGCAGCCGACGCGATGCTCAAAGCGAGGGAGACCAAGCCGTGAGCGATACCCCAAGAACGGACGAATGTCTGACAGAGATTCTGGACGCTTACGGATACGTCCATCAGGGCAACTGCCCGCAACGATGGGTCAATCATGCCAGAGAACTGGAACGCGAACTGAACGCAGCCAATCAGCGCATCAAGCGGCTGGAGGATTGCGCTGAAACCGCATGGGGAATTATCGCAAATGTAGATAGTGGAAGCTGGCAGGAACAACGAGCCGATTGGCGTGAAGCGGCGACTCGTTGGCGTGACGAACAGTTTCACCCTGAGTTGTCAGAGCGCAAAGCCAAGGAGGCCAAGCTGTGAGATCAGCCAAAGAAATACAGCGCGAAGGCGACGGCATCCGAGTGCTGTCCCGCGGTGAGGTCGGTGCAGCATTCAAGGCAGCACGGGCAAAGAAGATGGAGTTCACGTCATTCTGGACACGCAAACGCGGAAAGGCATCCAAGTGAAAGACTCAGACGTGATCAGGACCATGATGGAATACGGCGGCAGCTTTGTGCGGAAACTGGGTGCCGCGGCCATCGTGGCAGACTCGGAGAACCTAGCGAAGATCAAGCAGACATGGCCCGACTACTGGGCGCAGTACAGCCGCATGGCGAAACAGCTTTCGGAGGTCGAGAAACAGGCCTCCAAATAAACAACAACAACAACACGTAAGACGATGATAATCAGCGCAACTGGCGGTAAGAAAGAGTATGCACCGTGCCCCGAGTATACGGGCAAGGCGGTGTGTGTGGACGTGACTCCGCTCAAGGAGTACGAGACCGAGTACGGCACCAAGAAGAAGTTCAAGTTCGCATTTGAAATTGAACTGCAGGATGAGAGCCGCGACCCGGTTCAGCCGTGGGTAGTGTTCACCAAACCGATGGTGCCTTCATTGCACGAGAAGGCTGCACTCACCAAGTTCCTCAAGGACTGGTTTGGTCGCAAGCTGACCGATCAGGAGAACAAGGCGCTCGACCTAGAGAGCCTCATCGGCAAGTCCTGCAACCTTGTGATCGCTCACGAGGAGTCGATGGACGGCAGCAAGGTGTACGCTAACATCAAGCTCATCATGCCGCTGAAGAGCGGCGAGCTGAAGCCGTCGGGACTGTGGGTCCGACTGCAGGACAGGCCTCCCCGGGATGACGACAAGGTCACCACTATCAGGCCAGATGGTTCCACCAACCGCCCGACCGACATCCTGAAGACTCAGGTGCACGTGGGTAAGTTCCGCGGCGTCCCGCTGTGCGACCTGAACGACATCTCGGTGGGCCAACTTGCCGAGCACTGGATTCCGAAGGCCATGGCCGACAAGAATCCGAGCACTCAAGACAAGCAGTTGATCCAAGCCATCAATGCCCGTCTGGAAGCAATCAAGGCTGCCAACAAGGAGATCACAGCCGATGACGACATCCCTTTCTGAGGTGAAGCCCAAGCGCAAGGACTACATGAAGCTGAAGCACCTAGTGCCCAGCGTAGTCCAGATGCGCTCCGAGGGGATGACGATGCAGGAGATCGGCAACAAGCTGAACCTGTCTCGCCAACGCATCCATCAGGTGATCGAGAGTGCCAAGGACATGGAAGAGACCCTGCGCCTGTGGGGATTCCCATTCACCAACCGCACCTTCCGAGTGCTTGAGGACCTCTGCATCAAGAGCAAGGACGAGGCACTGGCGCTCTACAAGAGCGGCCACCTTTACCCGGGATCCGTCTGGTCATTCGGATGGAAATCCTACGAAGAGATTTGCGAGTGGCTGGATGTGAAGCCGCTCGACCGTAAGCCAAAACGCGGTATCTGCTGCATCCACTGCGGCAAGCCTACGTAAACACTCTCCGGTGACCTGTAGTCATCGGTGATTCATGGTTAAGCAGCCGGGGGTGCGCATCGGCGGACAAACGCACACATCTTTCCAATGAAACTCAATCTCAGCGCGGAGCGCATAGCGCAGCTCTGTGCGCCTCCAGCAGGCTACGTGAGGCCGGCACCAGCTTCGGAGCCACCAAGGCAACCAAAGCCTCTCAATCAGCCTCCTAGGACCAAGAAACAGCATCCCAACAGGAAGTACGCAATCAAGCAGGAGACCATCGACAAGATCCAGCAGTGGAGGAAGACCCACAAGTGGCACAACTACCGCGAGATCGCGGAGCACTTTGGTGTCGGACTCAGCACAGCCTACTACGCACTCAACCGCCCCAAACCCAATGCCAGCAAACCCTAACATCTACTTCGACATTGAAACAGGCCCGTTACCGCTATCGGAGCTTGTTATTCCGCCGTTTGATCCTTCCGCGGTCAAATTGGGCAACATTAAGAACCCCGACCTGATCGCTGAAAAGATCCAGCGTGCCGAGGAGTCGCACACCGCGGACTACATCCGCAATGCTGCCTTGGATGCACTGAGCGGACAGGTGCTGTGCATCGGATACCGTATCGACCACCAGCAGGCCGGCATCCTGTCATCGGAACCCGGTGGCGAGGCTGCCATGCTGCGGGAGTTTTGGACGCTGCTCAATTATTATGAACGGACGCCAAAGCTGATCGGCTTCAACATCAAGTCATTCGACCTGCCGTTCTTGGTGAAGCGCAGTTGGAAGCACAGGATCACCGTGCCCTACTGGCTGCGTCAGGGGCGCTACTGGAACGATCTTGTGATTGACCTGCGTGAAGTGTGGCAGCTCGGGGACAACCGTGCCCACGGCAGTCTGGCAGCGATCAGCAGGCACCTAGGCCTCGGTGAGAAGGCCGGCAATGGTGCGGACTTCTCGACGCTGTGGAATACCGACAGGGAAGCTGCCATTGCCTACTGCAGGCGTGACGTCGAGCTGACGCAGAAGGTGGCGGATATCCTGATACCGGCGTACTGACCCTAGACAGAGTTCAGGCTATCCGATAGGGAGAGCCCGTCGACGTGAGCCCTAGGAAGCAAGCGCCGGCACCGCAATCAGGACCCATGCTCAACAAACTTTTCCCCACCCTTACCGTGAAACGTCGCGTTGGTTCTGCGCGAGTTCCTAGCACGGTCTGGGTGGGGTTTTCCGTTTAAGACATGAAACTCGAAATACAAAGTCAGGACCACACAGACATTTACGGCTCAGAGGCAGGGTATGTTTGCATCAAGCAAATGAACCCATGCGGTGATGATGGCATTGTCATGTTCGCAATTCACAATGTTGATACCATCTGCGAAATGCTTCAGGCAGCCAAAAAGGACGCTATCGAGAACCGCAAGATTTACCTCCAATCGAAAGGCGAGGAATGAGCGAGGAATCAAAACGAAAGGCCCCAGCTTTTCAGTTCTACGCCGACGACTTCTTAGCTGGCACATCAGACATGAGCGCCGAAGAGGTCGGTGGGTACATCAGGCTGCTGTGTCATCAGTGGACAAAGGGATCAATTCCAAACGATCCAGACCGCGTGGCAAGGATAGCCGGACTCATGGGGTCGCCATGCGTTGGCTATGTCATGGCTAAGTTCCGGATATCCGATGGCGACACACTGAAGAACGAAAGACTTGAGAAAGTCCGTGAGGAGCAGAACGCCTTTAAAGCCCGACAATCGGCTGCAGGTTCCAATGGAGCGGCCAAAAGGTGGAATAAATGCCCAGACAATGGCGACCCCAATGGCGACCCTAATGGGGTCGCTATAGCAACCCCAATGGCCGCGGCATGGCCGGAGCATAGCCAGACGATAGCCGCACCTATGGCCGCTCAATGGCCGGAAGATAGCTCTCCGTCTCCTTCTCCTAAGAAGAAGAAAGAGACAGTGCTTTCAGAATGGGAACTGCTTTCTGGAGTAGAAGCTCCCGAATGCTTCAGAACCAAGAACTGCATGGATGCGATTAGGCTGTGGATGCAGCACAAGACCGAGAAGGGTGATTCCTACAAGAAAACAGGCCTGAAGATGGTTTTAACCAAATGGGCAAACCAGTTCACGACAGCAGAGTTTCCATCCATGGTTGAACACGCCATTGCATCGAATTGGCAAGGTGTATTTAGACCTGACAGACATATACCTGTTTCAACCTCTGCGAAACCGGCTCCCAACCCCAACGATCCCACCGACATCAGGAACTACCTATGAGCGATCCATTCTCAGCAGATGAAGATGAGTTTGGCCTTATTGGCTCCTGTATTACTGGAGGATCCGATGTGTGTTATGAGGTATTCGCAAAAGTTCCTACTGATGCAATACAGAACGACAGGCTCCGTAGTATCTATGAGTTACTAAAAGGCATTACTGCTAAGAGCGAGCAGGTCAACCTGAAGTCTATTGTCACCGAGTGGAAGCGTTCTGTTCCTCAGATCACCCCGCCTTTTGAGGAACTGAGCAAGGCCGACGAGCTGTGCCCATCAGCCGCGAACTACCCGGCCTTCCTCAAAGCCGTCTTGGAAGCCCACCATAGACGCCAGTTACGTGCCGCAGGAGACCGTCTGATACGTGAGTCCGCTGTGTTGACCCTCAGCGTCGATCAAATCGTCTCTAATGCCGAAGCAGGGCTCACCGTTGAGGCCTCCAAGGAAGAGGTGCAATCCTCCAAGTCGGTTGTAGGCAGGTTTATCGACTCGACGCAGGAGAGGTTTAACCGCAAGGGCAAGCTCTCGGGCATCACCTCGGGCTTCTTCAAGCTGGATCAGATGACCGATGGTTTCCAGCTTGGCGAGCTGACCATCATTGCGGCAAGACCGAGCATCGGTAAGACAGCAATAGCCATAGCAATAGCAAATGCTGCTTGTATTACTGAGAGAGTGCCTACGCTATTTGTGTCACTTGAGATGTCGGATGAATCTATAGTTAGGCGTATGGTATCCAGTGTTGGTTCTATTCCTATGCAGAGTATCAAGACTGGAGACATTGATCAGGGAGGAATGAAAGCTATGAGCAGTGCATCTGGTAAGATAGCCAATAGCCCGATTCACTTTGTGTCCGGATCAAGTGTATCCAACATAGCATCGGTTACCGCGGTGATACGGCGAGCTGTACGCAAGTGGAAGGTGCAGTTGGTCATCATAGATTACCTGCAGAAAATCCATGGCTCGCGTGCTGCAGAGAAGAAGACATACGAGATAGCTGAAGTATCGGGAAAGCTGAAAGCTGTAGCCACAGACACAAAAACCGCTATCGTAGCGCTCGCCCAGTTGAATCGAGAGAACGAAAAGGACAAGGGACGCATCCCACGACTGACAGACTTAGCTGACTCCGGTCAGATAGAGCGTGACGCGGATCTTGTGCTGCTGCTCAACCGGGACAGGAACGAACCCCAAGGCGAAGCAGTGATAGCCATTGCCAAACAGAGAGACGGCGAGTGCGGACTGGTTCCGCTCTGGTACGAGGGCCAGTACTGCCGTTTCACCGACCCTTCACCGATTTACTGAATGAGACCCAAGTACGATCTGGATCGTGCCAAGCTGCTGAATGACGCTCCCGACCTGATACGCAGAGCAATCAAGGCAGGCTGGATGTCCTACCCAGTAGGCCAGAAGTACCTTCCGGATGGATCGCTTGATCCAATGCTGCTGGAGACAGAACGCATCATTCCTCAGAAGTACACTCCGGAGCTATGCAGGATGGCCTATGACCTACGGGAGCAGGGCATGACACTGGATGACGTAGCCGAATCCTGCGGAGTAGCACGGGGATCCATATGCTACTTGATCAGCAAGGGCCACGAGCAATTCCTCACCGACCAACGCACCAAAGATTGATATGGCAGACACAAACAGCACAGAGTCACAAGAGATGGACGATCCGTTCCTATACGCACCCAAGCCAGCCTCGACAGTGAAGGAGGCCACCCAATCGGGCACTAGGCCTTCCATTCACGTCAGCCTGTATGCCTACGGCGGCATCTCAGCGGCCTGCCTGATGTCTTGGGTAGGCCTAGCAGCCAACTTCAGCCGTAGCGACCGCCAGACCGATCTACGGGCAATCCGTGAGGATGCACTGATCTCCCGCAGCCGCTGCAGGGCTACCAAGTGGTTCCTAGACTCCGGCAAGGACGTCTGGGTGCAGATCGACCATGACATAGAGTTCGACCCCGCGGACATCATCCGGATGGCAGAGCTTGCCCACGAGAAACAGGCAACGGTGTGCATACCCTACCCCTGCCGCACAGTTCCGCCTAGGCCGGCCCTGCGTCCCATGACCGAGCACCTGACAGCCCTGAAGCATCAGGTGAATGACGCGGAGTGCGCCACAGAGCTTGTACCGATCCGGATGTTCGCAAGCGGATGCCTCGCAATCCCTCGACGTTGCCTTATAGGCGCACTTGATACGCTCGGAGGGTCAGGAGTGCAGACGCCGTACAAAGTCGACTGGTGCAAGGACGTGCAGGTCGAGGAGTTCCCGACACTGTGGATGCCGTTCGCAGTCGATACCATGCCCGGCCAGTACGAGTACCTATCGGAGGACTACGCTGCCGCCATGCGGTTGTCACTGTGCGACGTGCAGCACTACTCAATGAAACCAAGGAAGCAGCTCCACCATTGGGGCGAGTTTCCGTACAGCTTCAAGCCTTATGCCGGTTGAGAAGAAACCAAAGAAACCTAGCCTACATGATGTTGCTAAAGCTGCTGGTGTATATCACCACCACGCGCAGTTTGTTATGTCTGGTAAAGGCAAGGTTCCTGATGGTGTTAAAGAGAAAGTTCTAAAGGCTGCTGAAGAGATTGGTTATACTAAGAGCAACCATCCAAACCAGCATTTCAACTCCAAGCTAACACAAGAGAGAGCTGATGCTGTTGTTGATGGTATTATACAAAACAAGTCTCTTGAGAAGATAGCTGAAGATACTGGGTTGTCGCAGCATACAGCTTTCAAGCTGATTCGGGGAGTCAAGGTGCCATCGGATTACCCCGAAACTGAGGACGATTGGCGGAAGGATGTGACCGGGTTTCTGGAGGTTGCGATCTGGAAAGGCACCAAGAGACTAGCTGAATCCTCTATAATGTTGATCGACGATAGGACACTTCCCATCAGCATCGGCGTGCTAACGGACAAATTGTCGGTAATCAAGGGCCAGCCTACCAGCATTCACCTCGCTATGACGGCCTCTGTGAGCCACAGGGACCTCATGCGCGACCTGAAAGAGCGTGATGTGACCCCTGTGAACGACGAGCAGACGCCCGATCTGGTTTAGGTAGTGGCCCAAAATGTCCTACCCCTCCACCCGCTGATCCACTGAAAACCACGCTTTTAGGCCTGTTTTGGGCACTCATGCCTACAATATGTGTTATATTCACTTGGAGACGCCAACACGCAGCAAAGGCCCGTAAACATTGATCGAAACGCACGTCAGCACCCCTCCGCCGGGTCAATGTCCTACCCCGTTACAAGGG